AATTATTATTGGTATTTTAAATCAGCAATCCCAGAACGTATCTGTGATGACATTGTAAAGTATGGTCATCAAATGCAAGATCAAATGGCAGTCACTGGTGGTTATGGTGATAAAAAATTAAATGCAAAACAAGTTAAAGATTTAAAAACAAAAAGAAACTCAGACATTGTTTGGATGAATGATAGATGGGTTTATAAAGAAATACAACCTTATGTGCATCAAGCAAACGCTAATGCAGGTTGGAATTTTAATTGGGATTTTAGTGAGTCTTGTCAATTTACAAAATATAAAAAAGGCCAGTATTATGATTGGCATTGTGATAGCTGGGATCAACCTTATCAACGACAACAAGGTGATCCATCACATGGTAAAATTAGAAAACTATCTGTAACCGTAACTTTATCAGATCCAAAAGATTATAAAGGTGGTGAGTTAGAATTTGATTTTAGAAATCTTGATCCAGATAAAAAAAGAAACGTTAGAAAATGTACAGAGATATTACCCAAAGGATCTTTAGTTGTATTTCCTTCATTTGTATGGCATAGAGTATGTCCAGTGAAAAGTGGGGAAAGAAACAGTTTAGTAATATGGAATTTAGGGTATCCATTTCAATAAAGGAGAAATATGAAAAAGAAAAAAGCTAAAGCTAGAAAACAAAAAACAAAAAAAGAAATAGTTAGTTATCCAAAACAATTAAGTTTAGAACAATATTTTGCATCTCCTATATGGTTTGCAGATGAACCAAAATTTGTAGATAGTTTAAACAAAGCATCAGATCCATATATTGAAGCATCTAAGAAAAATTTAAAACCAGCTATTGATAAACGTAATAAAAAATTTGGTGACAAAGGAGACATGGGTCATGTATTTCATTCAACATCATTAATTGGTGATCCTAACTTTAAACAATTACAAGATTACATAGGTGCCACAGCACATAACTTATTAGGTGAAATGGGTTTTGATATGTCTGGTCATCAATTGTTTACTACAGAATTATGGGTGCAAGAGTTTGCTAAAAAAGGTGGTGGACATCATACTTTACACACTCATTGGAATGGCCACATATCAGGTTTCTATTTTTTAAAAGCAGATGAGTCTACTTCAATGCCTTTGTTCGAAGATCCAAGACCAGGTAATGTTATGAATCTATTACCAGAAAAAGATAAAACAAAAGTAACTTACGCATCATCAGCAATAAATTATAAAGTAAAACCAGGTAGAATGATATTTTTTCCATCATACTTACCTCATCAGTACATTGTAGATATGGGATATAGTCCATTTAGATTTATACATTGGAACTGCCAAGCAATACCAAAAGGAGTGTTAAATGTCGTTCAAGAAAAATAAATACACAGTATTAAAAAATGCAATCTCACCTGAGATTGCAGAGTTTGTTTATAAATATTTTTTAAACAAAAGAGAAGTTGCAAGATTTTTATTTGATCAAAAATATATTTCACCTTTTACAGAATACTTTGGTGTATGGAACGATGAACAGGTACCAAATACTTATTCACATTACAGTGATATTGCAATGGAGACTTTATTAAAAGAAGTAAAACCTGTTATGGAAAAACATACAGGATTAAAATTATCTGAGACTTATTCATATGCAAGAATATATAAACAAGGTGATGTGTTAGCTAGACATAAAGATAGATACTCTTGTGAAATTTCAACAACATTAAATCTAGGTGGTGATCCTTGGTCAATTTATTTAGATCCAACGGGTAAGACAGGTCAGGCTGGTATTAAAGTCGACCTCAACCCTGGAGACATGTTAATCTATTCTGGTTGTGATTTAGAACATTGGAGAGAAGAATTTAAAGGTAAAAATTGTGGTCAAGTATTTTTACACTATAATAAAGCTAGTTCAAAAACAGCTAAAGAAAATTACTTAGACAAAAGACCTTTACTAGGTGCACCGGCTTGGTTTAAAGGAGTTAAGTTGACAAAAATTAAGAAATAGTCTATACATTAGGCTTGTACGGAGAGTTCCACCACACCACTCTCCGTACTTTTTACTATATCCATTAAGTAATAAATTTGATATACAAGGATTTATTATGTTACAAAAGATAGGTTTTCAGCCAGGATTTAACAAACAAATCACAGAAACCACAGCCGAAGGACAATGGGTTGATGGGGATAATGTGAGATTTAGATACGGTACACCTGAAAAGATAGGTGGTTGGGCACAGTTAGGTGAGAATAAATTAACCGGTGCAGCCAGAGCCTTGCATCATATCGTTAATAATTCAGGTACTAAATTTGCAATCATAGGAACCAATAGAATATTATACGCTTACACAGGTGGTATATTTTATGACATTAGTCCAATTAAAACTACAACTACATTAACAAATGCATTTACCACAGTTAATGGTTCAACATCCGTTACAATTACATTTAGTACAGATCATGGAATAAATGCAAATGATATTATCCTTTTAGATAATTTTACAGCAATCACTGGATCAGATTATACCGCAGCAGATTTTGATGATAAAAAATTTATGGTTACATCTATACCAACAGCTACTACTTTAACTATTACAATGCCTACAGCTGAAACAGGTGCAGGTGCAACTTTATCTGGAGGAATAAGAGTACAACATTATTATCCTGTAGGACCTTCTCAACAGTTACCGGGATTCGGTTATGGGTTAGGTCAATGGGGTGGAACAGTATCAGGTGAAGCAACAACAACTTTAGTAAATTCAATTAACGCTGTTCAAACAACAGGTATTCAATTAACAGACAGTGCTTTATTTCCAACATCAGGTACAAACTATATTCAAATAGGAACAGAAGAAATATCTTATACTGGTATTACATCAGGTGTTTTATCAGGTGTTACAAGAGGTGTAAGAAACACCACAGCTGCAACACATAATGCAGGAGATACAATTGTTAATACTACTGATTATATTGGTTGGGGCGAAGCGGCATCAGGAGATTTTGTAGTTGATCCTGGTGAATGGTCTATTGATAACTTCGGTGCAAAAGTAATTGCATTAATTCATGATGCACAATGTTTTGAATGGGATTCAAATGCAACAGATGCAGTAAATACAAGAGCAACAATTATATCGGGTGCACCAACAGCATCAAGAGATATGTTAGTTTCAACTCCTGATAGACACTTAGTATTTCTTGGAACTGAAACAACTATTGGTGATCCAACTACACAAGATTTAATGTTTATAAGATTTTCGGATCAAGAAGATATAAATGATTATACACCAACTTCAGTTAATACTGCAGGTACACAAAGACTATCTGATGGATCTAGAATTGTTGGAGCCGTTAGAGGTAGAGATGCGATATACGTTTGGACGGATACATCTTTATTTACTATGCGTTTTGTAGGTGCTCCATTTACATTTGGTTTTGCACAAGTAGGTACAAACTGTGGATTGATTGGAGAAAGTGCAGCATTAGAAGTTGATGGTGCAGCATATTGGATGTCAGAAAATGGTTTCTTTAAATATTCTGGTAATCTAGAATCAATGACTTGTTTAGTAGAAGACTATGTTTATAATAATTTAAATACAACTGCATCACAATTAATTAATGCAGGATTAAATAATTTGTTTGGAGAAATTACTTGGTTCTATTGTACAGGAAGTTCAACTGTTGTAAATGCTTGTGTCACTTATAACTACATTGAATCAACCCCTCAAAGACCTATTTGGACAACAGGAACTTTAGCAAGAACAACATGGGTTGATTCTGCTGTATTTGGATTACCACATGCAACTCAATATAATGCTGCAGATAATAGTTCTTTTGATGTTATAGGTAATACAGATGGCAGTACTATATATTTTGAACATGAAAAAGGAACCGATGAAGCATTAGCAACTGGTGTAAATTCAATTATATCTAATATTGAATCCGGAGACTTTGATATATCTGCAAGAAGAGGTATTACAGGTCAGGCAACAGGGATTGCTGATATAAGAGGTGATGGTGAATACATTATGAAACTTAGAAGGTTTATTCCAGATTTTTTATCACAAACTGGAGATACACAAATAACATTACAATTACGTAATTATTCTAATGATGCTTACGCAAGTTCACCACTTGGTCCCTTTACAATTACATCATCTACTGATAAAGTAGATACACGTGCTAGAGGTAGAGCTATGTCATTAAAGATAGCTAATACTGGTTCATCTCAAAGTTGGAAACTAGGTACGTTTAAATTAGATATTC